ATGAGGGGCGGTTAAAGCTTGGGTACGAAGAAATTAACGATGAAGAAGATGGATTTATAGACGAACAGCAGCAAGAACCCGAGCAGGAGCAACCACAAAGCGAAGAGGAACCAACAGAGGAGACTGAAGAGAAGTCTTTTTTTTTGACCAAAAGCAACAAGAATAGGTTTGTACGCAGTCTCCATATGATACAAGACCAGCAAATCCCTGAGTTTAAGCGAGACCTGCAATCATATTTCGAACAGGTGCATAGCCTAGTAAGCCGAGTTTTCGACCAAAAGTTATCAGGTGACGATTTAGCCCGCTTATTAGCATTTTTCGAGGGGCAGCGCCAAAAAATCAAAGATGGCTTACTCCGGGTAGCAAATGACCATATCCCGCCAGTGATTGTCGCGGCGGCAAGGATGACAATGGACATATTAGATGGGGAGTACTCGTCTAATGCTGTTATTGGAGCCTATATCGATAGATATATATCCGAGTTTGTCGATGGGGCGACAAATACTACCCTCAAAGACTTGCGCGCCATCTTGCGCAAAGCGCAAAAAGAGGAGTGGAGTATATACCAGACCCAGATGGCGATACAAGATAAGTTTAAGATATATAGCGAGAGCAGAGCAGAGATAATAGCCAGGACAGAGATGGTAAGAGCGTCAAATATGGGTGCTCGGATATCATATGAGGTGTTTGGTGTCAAGGAGATGTCATGGCTAGATACTGATGATAATCGCACTTGCCCAATCTGCAAAGAGATGGATGGCAAGACAGTAGTTGTCGGTCAACCATTTGCAGTTGCGGGAGATGAGATAGCAGGGGTTAGAGTGAGTTACTCAGTAGTCGAGGTGCCGCCGATACACCCCAAATGCCGGTGTACCATCATACCCAAAATATCCACCTAAAGGGGGTGCTATTATGACAAAGCTATATATCAAAGCAGCCAACAAAAATTTAAAAGATGCAGTTGTCTTGCTTAACAACCAACCCATAACCAGGCTCAAATCGCTCAAGTTGGAGTTAGACGAGGATAATAACCGCATCGCGCATCTTACCTTTTATCCATCAGCCATAGACGCTAATGTAACAGGAGTAGAGCTCAAAGAGGAGCCTAAAACCCAAAAAACAACCACCCGCAAGAAAAAGGGGGTGAGCAAATGACCAAGACTTATCTCGATATTGACCGGATTGAGTTTAAGGCGCTGGATGACTCGCCGGGCGTTATAGAGGGCTACGCGTCCACGTTTGGCAACATAGACCGTCATGGCGACATCATAGCCAAAGGCGCTTTTGAAGGTGGAGCCGCTAAAGTGCCTGTGTTCGCCTTACACGACCCTGCGCAGACCGTGGGTATAGGCAAGGTTTACGAGGATGAAAAAGGGCTGAGAATCAAAATTAAGTTAGCAGTGGACGCAATATCTGAGAACCTACGCAAACGAGCTGAAGAATACTATGACCTTGCCAGGATGGGCATTGTTGAGCGTATGTCTGTAGGTTTTGCACCACTTGATACTGACTTTGAGCAACGCAAGATTAAAGGCAAAAACCATGTTGTCCGAGTGATTAAAAAAGCGGATTTGATGGAGGTTAGCCTGGTACCTATTCCTGCGAACGACAAAGCGAGAATTACACAAGTAAAAACATATGACTATGACGAACCAACAGTGGAACAAGTGGTAGAAAATGAAATAAACGATTACCAAACACACATGAGCGCACTAATTGCCAAGCAGTTAGGCGTTTTTTAATTTTATGGAGGTGTAAAGATTGGAACAAACAATCAAATGTTTGAATGCGCAAAAAGACAATTTGTATGAGTTAAAATATGAGGATTTACGCAAGTGTAATTGTGAGCGTTGCAACCCTGTCGCGGACGCTAAAGAGCTTGATATGCTACGCGCCGAGAAAGCCGAGCAAGTAGCGCAAGAAGCAGCATTAAATCGCGGCGAAGAAATCGCAAAACATATCATCGAAAAGGTGAATGACACAAACGAAGCTATTGAAGAGAAGGTGAACGAAGTAGTAGCGAAAAAGCTTGAAGAAAACGGCATCGACCTAAACAAGAAATACACACGAGATATCATCCAAAAAATGGAATATGCTGTACCAGTGTACAAGAACGTTTATTCCAACACTCGGTATGGACGTGACCAACTAAGCCCGGAGATGAAGCAATTTATACACTTTATGCGTACAGGCGAAAAAGTCAATAAAGCAATGGTAGAGGGCACTCCATCTGCTGGCGGTTACCTAGTGCCAGAGGAGTTTGAGGCAGAGGTAATTCGCAAGCTCGCTAACGATGTAGCTGTACGCCGTGCAGGAGCTAGAATATTTACGATGTCATCTAATCGCTTAGAAGTTCCAACAGAAACTGCACGTAACTCCGGTGGATGGGTCGCAGAGGGGGCAGCATACACACAACAAGACACTGCGTTAGGACAAGTTGCACTAACTCCATATAAATATACTCGTCTTATCCAAACATCCGAGGAGTTATTAGAGGACAGCGCAATCGACTTGGCTAACTATTTTGCAACTGTTTTCGCGGAGGACTTTGCGGAAGCTGAAGATACAGCATTTTTAGAGGGGACTGGCTCTGGACAGCCAACTGGTATCCTTAATGATACTGATATCGTCACCAATGACCCAACTGATACCTCTTTTGGCGATGAGGATGCAGGATTTACACCCGATGACGTAATCGCTCACTTATACTCTCTGCGCGCGCCATATCGCCGCAACGCAACGTGGATTATGAATAGTGCAAGTGCGCAAGTTTTAAGGACAATGAAAGATGGCAACGGTCAATATATTTGGACTGAGTCCGCTCCAGGCGGTATCGCTAATGGCGAGCCTGCTAGATTGCTTGGTCGTCCGGTTATTGTTACTGACAATATTTCTAACGATGACACCGATGGAAACAGAATCATCTTGGGAGATTTTAGATATTATTTAATTGGTCAACGTCGTGGACTTACTATTATGCGTAGTGATGATTACGCGTTTAACACTGGTCATGTCACATTCCGTGCTTCTTTGCGTGTAGATGGCAAAGTATCACAAGCGGAAGCGTTTAAAGTATTAATCAATGCGCCAGGAGACAGCGAAGTTTAGGCGGTGATTTTATGGCGTTAGATACTTACGCGTTGGTTACATTACAGCAAGCTAAAGACTATCTAAAAGTAGAGTACGTGGAAGAAGATACACTCATAGAAGACTTAATTAACCGAGCTACTTACTATTTGGAGCAACGAAAGTATCAAAGAGCGTTAAAACAAAGAGCATTCACAGGCGAACTATACAACGGCATGGGAACACAAGAACTTCGGTTATCAACGTTCCCTGTCGTTTCTGTTTCGTCTGTTTCTTACGTGGATGATAGTGGTAACGAATCATCAATCAATGGTTATAGGATTGATGATAGACGGGGTATATTGTTCCGTTATGGTGGTTGGAGAGATGGTGTAAGCAACTATAAAGTAACGTGGGTTGGCGGGTATGACCCTATACCACACTGGTTAGAGCAAGAGTGCTTACTGCTGGTGTCTGACTGGTATGAGGGGCGGGTGCCCTATGGATTTTAGGCAACTCAAGCATCGGATAACTATCCAAAAACCAGCATTATCAGGGGATGGTATGGGCGGTGGCACTCAGACCTGGACGGATATAGCGACCGTCTGGGGTAATGTGACGACCACCACCCCATCCAACACCCTCAATGTTGAGGAGTGGACTAGTGACCAATTTAGGATGACGCGGTATTATATTGTCATCCTGAGATATCGAGGCGGCATTACAACTGATATGCGTCTAATGCACCGGGGTAGGATTTTGGAAATTTTATCCGTCGTCGACATAAACGAACGAAACTGGGCATGTAAGCTATATTGTCGAGAGGGGGGGTAACTATGCCTGACATCGATAAATATGCACCAAGGACTGGGCGCATCATTGGCGAGGATGGCGAGATATATAATTTGGTTGACCTGCTCCAAGGCGGAGGGGGTGGAGACGTGCCGGATGGTAGCATCACAACCGATAAGCTAGCAGATGACGCAGTGACAACCGATAAGCTAGCAGATGGGGCTGTCACAACCGATAAGCTAGCAGCAGATGCAAAAGCACCATTAGCAGGTGTTGCAGATTCAGCCGACGCAGTTGCATGGGCTGATGTAAGCGATAAACCTACAACGTTTACACCTGCATCACACCAACATAATGCAAGTGATATCAATGCAGGAACTTTAAGTGCTGATAGAGTCCCAACGCTAGCACAATCAAAAATTACAAACTTAACAACTGATTTAGCCAGTAAACTAACAGCTACGCAAGCAGTAGCGCAATCCGATAGCACTGCTGAGGATATAGAGACATTGGTAGAGGACTTTAATACTCTGCTGCAAAACTTGCGAGACGCAGGGATTATAGCGACATGAGTTTGAGAGTTAGGATATCTGGAGTGCAAGAGGCGGTGGCTAAACTCAAACAGTATGATGTCCGCAAACAGCAAGGAGTAAGGAGAGTCGTGGCAGAGTCGGCGTTTAACATCGAGAAGACGGCTAAGAAACGCGCGCCAGTTGACACGGGGCGGTTACGTTCTTCTATAACTAGCGATTTCAAAAATAGCGGATTTTCGGCAGAAACAAAAGCGGCAACGTTCTACGCAATCTATGTCGAGTTTGGCACAAGCCCACATTTCCCGCCCGTCGCGGCGTTACGCGGTTGGGCTAAGAGGCACAGGGCAAGCGAGTGGGCTGTGGCTCGCGGTATAGCAAGGCGCGGTACTCCTGCACAGCCTTTTCTATATCCTGCTTTCCTGCAAGAAAAGCCGCGATTCATCCGAAATCTCAGAGCGGAGATGAGCAAGCTATGAGCGGTAGTCCTTATGCAGCGATTCAGCAATCTATATATGATATTTTGACAAGTGATACTACGCTCATGACTAAAGTCACGGGCGTTTTTGATTTTGTACCAGATAATCAAGGTTATCCCTTTGTGACAGTTGGGGAAACAACGTCAATACCCTACGAAACCTATGACAGATACGGCGAAGAGGTATCCACTATCTTGCATGTTTGGTCTAGGTATCGAGGTATGCAAGAAATAAATGAAATCATGGACGACTGCAAAAGGTTATTGGCTCGCAAGTCGTTTGAGGTTGCAGGCTGGCAAAATATTAGTTGTTATCATGATTTTTCCGAGGTTATTAGGGAACCGGACGGCGAGACGAGGCACGGAGTTATTAGGTTTAGGATATTAGCTTTACAAGATTAAATGAGGTGATTACATGGCAACTCAAGCAATTGGCGGATATAACGGTAAGATTTTTGTATCTAGTGATGATGGAACGACTTATGAGCCAATCGCAGAAGTGAAGGAACATACTATTACAGTTAATGCCGAGGAACTGGACGCAACGAACTATGATTCGAACGGATGGTCAGAAAATGTTCCGGGTTTTAGCTCCTGGGAAGCGTCAATGACAGCCAACTATATCGGTGATGATGCGGGTCAAACGGCATTAAGAAATGCAGTTGTAGGGCGTACGCGGGTGATGGTGCAATTAGTAGCAAAAAACGAAGTTGGTGAGGTAGGTTTTGAGGGTTTAGCTACTATTACATCATTTGAAATCAGTAGCGCAGTCGATGCAGTTGTTGAATTATCTATCGAACTCATGGGGTCAGGTGAGCTAACAACTTATACAGTACCTGAACCAACACCATAAGGGGGGGCTGAGAATTGGCAAACAGACAACGTGGTTATGTATCAATTGAGTTGGACAAATCACGCAAATTAAAATACACAACAAATGCATTAGCGGAATTAGAAGATGTTTTAGATGCACCACTTACGCAACTAGGTGAAAATATGGCAGGCATTAAGACGATACGCGCATTGGTGTGGGCAGGACTGTTACACGAATCACCAGATTTAACAATCAATCAAGCAGGCGATTTATTAGACTATGCAAACCTCAATGATGTATCAGAAAAAGTAAAAGAAGCATTAGAACTAGCGTTCGGGGAACAAAGCAAAAAAAACAAAGTGAGCGCACGGAATGGAGCTGGCAAGATTTAAAACAAGTTGCATTCGGTGCGCTTAATTTGTCTCACGAAACATTCTGGGGGTTAACCCCAAACGAAATATATGAGCTTGTCGAAGGGTACAATCAACGCGAAGAAAGTGAGATGCAAAAACTCGCATGGCATGCTGCGAACCTCATGAACGTCCACTTGAAGAAGAAAGTGACGGTCAAGAAGCTGCTAGGCAAAGAAAAACAGATGACGACAGCGCAAATGGAATCCGAACTAGCGAAGTTAGACAAGCTGATAGAAAGGAGGGGAAGCGGTGACGCAAATCGGGGAAATATCAGTTGAGATAACTGCCGATATATCAGATTTAACAAGAGATTTGCAACGCGCTGAAAATCAATTATCCAGCTTTGGCGATACAATGAGGTCGATAGGCTCGCGTATGGGCGGTGTGTTTGAAGGCGTGACGCGAGGTATTGAGCGTGCCGCGACACAAATGCGTGACCTTGGCAGACGAGGTCGCGAAATGGGCGAGAACATGGTAGATATGTCGGAAAATATGATGCAAGGTATCACTGTGCCCCTCGCTGCTCTGTCTGCTGCATCGATTAAAGCAAGTTTAGATATGTCGCGTCTTGGCTCGATAGTCAAGGCGAATATGGCAGGGGTTAAAGGGTCAATCGAAGAGGTGCAAGGAGTAGCCGAACGGGTGTTTTTACGAGGGTTAGGCAAAAATGCGGAAGATGTTGGTCGAACTGTTGCCAAGCTTAAAAAGGAATTTAATAACTTGAATGCTACTCAATTAGAAAACTTGGCAGTACAGATACACGGTGTAGCCGAAGCACTCGGGACTGACGCGGCGGGCGTATTAGAGGATGTCATAGAACTCACTGACAAATACAAAATAACAACACAGCAAGCATTGGATTTAGTCGCGGCTGGATATGATGCGGCAAGCTTGGAAGGAAAGAACCTAAATAAAGTACTGAAGGAAGTCAACGGCACAGCATCCGAAATGTCAAAGACAATGCAAAATGACCCTACTGTCCAGTGGCGTGGTAACTTGCGCGAGCTGATGGCGGCGCTAGCCCCTTTAGGCGATGAGCTTTTGAGGTTTGGTAATGAGGTATTGCCGCAGGTTACTAGCGGCATCAAAAAGGCGGTTGATTGGTTTACGGGATTGAGTGCTCCAGTCAAAAATGCAACTATCAGTATCGCTGCATTTGCGGCGGTATTACCATTAGTCATGATGACTCTGGGCGCACTCATCATGATGGGGTCAAGTATATTGTCGTTTTTTGGTACCCTTGGTGGTGCTATCACGAGGGCTGGCACTACCGTAGCTAACTTCGCACGGAGCTTTACAAGTCTTGGTGCAATTTCGCGCGTTGCGAGTCCTATTGGTTTAGTAATCGCTGCTTTGACGTTGCTATATAACACGTCAAAAGAGTTTGCAGATTTTGTAAACGCCACGTTCTCAGGCGTATGGAAGGGGCTAAAATCTACATTCAGTAGTTTTTCTGCTAGTCTCGAACCAGTGAAAGCAGCTTTCTTGAGTTTGGGCGATACATTAAGCGGACTATGGCAAAAAATAGAACCTCTTGCCGTAACTCTCGGTGTTGGGTTAGTCGCAGCGGTCGTCCTAGTCATAGCTGTGATTAATGGGTTGTTAAACGCTTTAGCGCCATTAATCGGTGTCATTATCAATGTGGTTGCAGCAATTGCCTCTTTAGTCAGCGCTTTTGTGAGTTTGTTAACGCTCGATTTTTCAGGCTTTTTAGAAGGGATTAACGGATTTGTCGAAGCCTTTGTTAGCATTTTGATGGGTTTGGTAGATACAGTAATAGCACTCTTTACAGGCATGTGGTCTATGCTTGTATCGGTTTTTGCAGCGTTTGGGGTTAACCTCAACGCCCTAGCAATGTCTGCAATGACAAGCCTACTAAACATCATTGTCTCCATTGGTACAGCTATAGGCGCGTTCCTGTTAGCTCTGTGGAACAACACAAAGGCTAACGCTATTGCAAAATGGAATGCTGTTAAAGCTGGTTTGTCAGCTATATGGAACGGTATTAAATCAGCAGCATCGAGTATATGGAATGGGATTAAATCAGCGATTACAAACGCAGTGAATGCAACTGCGTCGGCTTTGACCTCTGCTTGGTCGCGTATCAAAAGCGCAGCAACTAGCGCGTGGAACTCGATTAAAAGCACAGCTACGAGTGCATGGAATAGCATTAAAAGCACAGTCACAAGCGCGATGAATGCAATATCAAACGCTGTGCGTAACGGATTTAATCGCGCGAAGTCAGCCGTATCCAGCGCAGCAAGTAGCATCCGCAGTATACTGAGTTCGTTAGCTGCTAGTGCCTTTTCTTGGGGGTCAAACCTTGGTTCGATGTTTGCGCGAGGGTTGAGTGGTGCTATTTCTAAAGCCGTGGCAGCCGCAAGAAGTGCAGCCGCGAAAATCAAGAGTTTTCTGGGTTGGAGTTCGCCAACCAAAGAAGGACCCGGGCGCGATAGTGATAAGTGGGCACCGAACCTAATGAATATGTTGGCGCAAGGTATCCAAGCAGGTATCCCAAAATTGCAAACTAGTGTTACCCATGCGGCAAGCGTAATCTCAGAGTTACAACCCACCGAGGGTACGACAAATGGTACAACAACAAACACGGTTAACATTTATCCGCAACGAGCAGACCTCAATCCGACTCGGCTAATGCGAGAGCTGCAACGGGCTAGCCGTCTCAATGGAGGTAGATTTATATGAGCTGGTCTATAATTTGGTTTGATTCGGGAGGTTTTATGGTCGACCTTAACGACCCGCCATATGTCACGACGCGCTGGCAATCACTCAAGGGTTCGAGCACGCCGGAGTTTAGGGCGATAACCGAGCGAGTGCCCCTAAAAGATGGCAGCAATCTCAAATATATTGATGTCGAAGAAACAGAAATTGACCTGACAGTAATTGTGCGAGGAGACGACGAAGCAGACCTTTGGAGTCGTTTATCACAACTAAGCGACTACTTTAACCCTCGAAAAGGTGCGGGGCGGTTGCGTGTTACTACTCCAAGTGGCACGCCGAGAGACTTAGAATGCTATCCCATATCAGGTTTTAAGATAAATGAGTCAACACTGTCACCGACTATGGTAGACGTGGAACTAACCTTTTTGGCTACTAATCCTTATTGGCGCGCGACTAATGAAATCGTTGAGACTTTCGCGCTAGACAATCCTCCTGACTGGTTCCCTATCTTCCCGCTTTCGCTTGGCGGGGAGGCAATCGTGTCCGTTTTCCAGCTAGATAATTTCGGGGACGTGCCAGTTTACCCGACATGGAAGATTACAGGAGCAGGAAGCAATCCAATTATCACTAATCAATCCACGGGCGAGCATATCGGGCTTACAAACAACGGTGGTATCACTTTAGATAGCGGACAATTTATTACAATCGATACCCAAGCAAAAACCATCATATTAAACGACGGGACTAACCTCATGTCTAAACTGGACTGGGGTTCTTCTTTTTTTACCATCCCAGCCAATGGAGTGTTCGAAGAAGGAACCAGCATTAAAGTAGAAATGCCTGGGGCGACCGCCGAATCGAGTATCGAAGTTCGATACCGGAACCTATACTTGGGGGTGCTGTGATGGAACAACCTACCTATGATATTTATATTCGCGACCGAAATTTACAAAGAATAGGCGCTGTCACCCAATACAGCAAGTTGGAGCTAAATATGCAATATAACGATGTTGGTGGCTGGGTGTTGGATATGCCCTATAATGACAAGTCAGGCGCGCGGCTACTAGAAGATGTCCGCGTGCAAGGTGGTGGGCTTGGTGGCATCATCGTAGAGCGTAATGGACGGGTGATTTTCTCGGGTTCGATTCACGGGCTAGAAGCCACCGCCAACTATCTCGACGACAAAACATCAGAGAATATCACCTTTTGGGGGGCTGACGATACAGGCATCCTGTTATCCCGCCTAGCTATGCCGCCTAGACCCTTTGACCAGCAGTATGGCGCGTTCGCCGGCACTGGAGCAAGTTATGACATAATCACCGACAAGGCGGAAACTGTATTAATACACTTGGTACAAGCCAATGCCACAACCGGAACTATTAACCCGCGTGTCATCAACGGACTAACAACAGCAGCAGACCAAGGACGCGGGAATACGATTACTATCCGGTCGCGCTATCACAATTTAGTCGAAAAATTGCAAGAAGCAGCTACCGCCGGAGGGTTAGGTTTCCGCGTGTTGCAAACGACAGCAGGACAGATGACATTCGATGTTTATGAGTCAAGTAACAAAACAAAAAATGTTATTTTTTCGCGCGAACGCGGGAATCTTGCCAGTTATCGTTACAAGGTAGACAAACCCGAAACTAACTTTGTTATCGTCGGCGGAGGAGGAGAAGATGTGGCGCGGGTGTTTAGATACTCAGGAGACGAACCCTCTAGAAGCCTGTATGGTACTTGGGAGTTGTTTAAAGACCAGCGTCATACATCGGACAGCGCAGAACTTGACCAAGCTATGTATGAGGAGTTGAGCGAGAAAACAGAATCCATCGAATTGGAGATACAGCCGATTAATATACGCCCTACTCGATTTATCACGGATTACGAGTTAGGTGATAAAGCAACAGTTGTTATTAAAGGCGAGCGCATCGAGGACATTATAAGAGCTGTTAAAATTACTTTAACAAAAGAAAGCGGAGAAGTGATAACGCCGACCATAGGTACGCCTGGGGTAGGTACAGCTTTTCGATTATTTGACCCATATCGAAATTTAGAAGCGCGAATAGGCAATTTAGAAACAGTTTAGGGGGTTAAGGGATGCCTGCAACATTCAATTTTTTTCCTTTTGATAATCAAGCGTCGTATGAAACCCAATGGCGCGAAATGGCGCAAACCTGGCGAACTACGGGTATCATTGTCCAAGGTACGAGTATGGATACAAGTACCGGAGAGTGTGCTGTTAGCCCAGGGACAGGGCTACAAATAAAGATATCCGTGGGGAGAGCGTGGATAAAAGGTCATATGTTCGTCCACACGGATGACTATGAATTTTTGCCAATCAGTCCAAATTCCGGTGGTGCGACACGGACTGACTTGGTTGTTATTCGCGCAGATTTTACAGCGAATACAATCGGATATCAGATATTAGAGGGTACAACAACGCCAGTGCAGACCACGACAATTTGGGATTTGCCGCTCGCTGCTGTTGCCGTAGAGGACGGAGCCACATCAATTGATGTGGGTGATATTACAGATTTACGCGTAAGTTCTAACCAGGCGAGTTTTGCGCCTATCTGCGTAGTCCGTAACGGTACAAATCAGATGATTGCAAACAGCTCGAGTGCTACATTAACCTGGGACACCGAAGATTTAGACCCAATGGGGATGCATTCACTCGCAGACCCCAATGTAATCGTGATAAAAGAAAAAGGCGTGTACGAAGTCAAGTGCAGCACCGTTTGGGCTGATACTGGCACCTCGGACGGAGCACGACGGATTATTATTTGGTTAAGCCGCACCGAGGACGAGGATACAGGTATTGCATATGGGTCTGCTCTCGGTACAACATCTAATGTTGACGTTGGAGTGTCAGCATCTAGGATAATAGAGTTACAACCAAGCGACTATTTATACGTAATCGCCTACAACAATAGCGGTGCGAGTGTTGACATAAAGTCCTCAGGGTTATATTCTCCTATTTTTTCTGTTGTCAAAATCGCAGAATCAACAGGTATATAACATATAGGAGGGATAGCATGAGTAGACCAGTTATTTTTTACGCACCACACGCAGACGATGAAACACTTAATATGGGGATTACAATCGCTGAACATGTCGACGCTTCACGCCCAACACACGTCGTACTCATGACACGTGGTAGGGTTACAGGCGTACTAAACATGATTAACGGCACAGCTTATTCGGGATATTGGAAAGCGACACACAATCCGACTTTTGAAGGATATAGTCCAATTACAAAGGGGCAATTAGAAGATGCACGTGTGAGAGAATTTAAAAATGCTTGTGCAAGCTTAGGCGTTCCACAATCAAATTTACATATCGAATACTTAGATAATCCGTCAACAGGGGAAACCGTAACGAAAGCGGAAGCCAAAGCAGTTATACAAAGTTATATCGATGTTTATCCTGATGCTGACCATTACACCTTGTCATACCACGATGTACACGTAGACCATGTTGCATGCGGACAAGCTTTATTGGAACTTTACAATGAAGGAGAAATTGCAAATGCTGTCCGATTTATAATCAGCATGGCTACACGGATGAACTACGAAGCAAATAACCAGACTATCCCTGGCTGGAAGGATACACCAACAAACGCCACAATCACGAACCGATTAATCAATGCTTGCCGATGCTATGCTGCATGGTCGCCAACCATAGGGAGTTATGCAGTTGGCTATCACAGCGTAGCCGGTCAATTTGATAAGCTACTCCAAAATCCATATCACTACATACATCTGCCAGGAGCATAGGAGGAGGGTAAAAATGGAAAATGGGGTGGTCGTGTCACTCAAAGAAATTTATGAAACATTACAATATATCAAAGCCGAGGTAAATACAGTAAAAGCCGAAATAAAAAACCTCAGTCAGACAGATGAACGAAGCCGCAAAGCCTTAGAACAAGCCAAAGACGCAATGGAAAAGGCAATCGAACTGGAAAAGCAAATCGAGAAATTGGAGCACCGACAACAATGGATACAGGGATTATTTTTAACGGCTATCCTTGGTATTGTCGGTTTTTTTCTAACTTTAATCCAATAGGAGGTTGATTATCATGTACGGATTTGATGACGCGGCATTTGTAGCTGTTATTACCGGTCTGGTCTCTCTAGCTAAAGGAGTTGGATTCCCGAGCAAATGGAGTCCGCTCCTATCTTTGTTGCTTGGCACATTAACAGGCATCTTTTATGTATCTCCATCCGATTTATTAAGCGGCATACTCAGTGGCATTGTTTTAGGTTTAGCTAGTGTAGGGTTATACAGTAGTCCTAAAAACATCATAGAGAAGGTGATTAAATGAGTTATTTGATTGCATTAGACGATGGACATGGAGCAAATACACCTGGTAAAAGAACGCCAAATATCCCTGGTGTTGGCGTAATCAAAGAAAATGAATTTAACAAAGCGGTAGTCTATTACTTAGATAAAGAGTTAAAACGCTGCGGATTTCGCACGATGTTTACTGCGTCGGGAGATTCCGACCCATCATTAACAACTCGTTGTAATCGCGCTAATAGTGCAAAAGCTGATTTGTTTGTATCTTGTCATTACAACGCTGGAGGAGGTAGCGGAGTAGAAACCTACTATTATAGTGGACTTTCATCCTCTTCTTCAGCCGCCAAAGCCGCTCGGGCAGTGCATGGCGAGTTATTGATATCCAGCATATATAAGCAGAGGGACAGAGGGGTCAAATCGGCTAACTTTGCAGTCTTGCGCCAAACCAAAATGCCTGCAATTTTGATTGAGTACGGTTTTATGGATGACCCAGGTTTTGCCGAGGCTAAGCTGATGCGCAACAAAGATTGGCAAAAAGAGCGCGCCATCCAGACTGCCAAAGGGATTTGCAAATATTTTGGAGTCGCCTACAAAGGCGACAGTGCACCAGCGCCAGTACCAAGCCAACCCAAACCACCTATGCGGCGCGTATTAGTCGACAATATTGCGGTGATTGATAGCTCATATACTCATAAGCTGCTTGATGCCGTCGAGCAAGCTATAGAGGATGGAGCCGAGGAGATTATTATAAAAATAAG